CTTCTTGAAGCTGAAGCCACCGTCTGAACGGGGGCGGTCGATTGCTTTTGTTCAGTATTACCAAATTTATGCGGAAAGTCAACTCTGATTCTTTTATCAACTTCAGCATAATACTCGTCAGAATTAGGATCGAACCCTTCTTTTTCAGTAAGATCCTTATGTATCTCAAAAGCAGTGTAAGTCATTGCTCTGTCTGTTCCAAACCAAGCATTCTTAGATGCCCATGCTTCGGCTCTAGGATCTGGGTTAATCGGGTCATCCATAGCAGGTTGACTTGCATAGTTATTTTGAGAAAGATTAGCAGGAGCTTGCTCCTGCGTTTTTGCTTCTCTACCTTCTTTGGCTTGTTCTAGTTTTGCATTCTCAAATGCGAGTGTTGCAATTCTTTTATTAGCCTCAACTTGAGCAGTTGCATCACCTGATTCAATAGCTGCAGCTAATTCTTTTTGTGCAGCTTCTAAACCTGTTTGAATACTAGTCTCAAATTTTTTAACATAATCAGCATCAGTTTTTTCAAATCTTTTTTCTAATGCTCGTCTTTTTGCTTCTACAGCTTGTGCGTATTCGGTAGCAGCTTTTTCTCTTCTTTCTGCTTCTCTCATCTTACGAGTTAGTTTCGCAATACGAGCTTGAACACCTTTACTGTAGTCCTCTAAGCTTTCGTCCTTCTTTTCGTCTAACTTTGTTTCTCTTTCGTTTTCAAATGTTTTATCTGTTCCTTGTTCCGTTGTTTCTTCTTTCGGCGATTCGGTTTCTACAACCGACTCGTCTTTTGCTTCTTCGATATCTATTGTAGCATCGGGACCCGATGTATCAATATCTACCGTTTTCTTTTCTTCTTCTGGCATAGTTACTCCTTCCTATGATTAAAACTCATGCAAGATGTCCTCTGGACTATCAATTGTTGCTAACACTTCATCGTCGTTTAGCAGACGAATCTCTCCACCATCTATTTTGATTCGACTGCCTGCATATCTTGCAAACATAATCCAATCATTGACCTTGCACCATGGTCCGTCAGGATATCTCTCCTTATCCCTGTAACAATCTGGACCCATAGCGAG